CAAACTCTATCACATGGTCTAGATCGTCGGGAATATCTTCATATCGATCATACACCTCAAGCAGATCACGCCGCATGATCACAAATCTATGTCCCATGCTTTATTTATGGGCACATGATGTCATACCAACTGAATGCTGGTGGTGCTTTGCATGTACTGATCAGCAAAGGCTTTGTCGCTGGCCACTGCCACTGTCACAGTGGTTTTGCTCAAGGAAATATCCTTGTCTGGTGACACAGTAAACAAGTAAGGCATGAGCCCGGGACCCTTGGCACCCATGGCGATGACCATGGGTTTTGAAAGTTTGTAGTGAGTGGCAGTTTCTTCGTTGAGTCTGGCTACCAGTTCCTCACCTGATGTGAGTTTGAACGTGACCACTTCGTTTGGGCTGACGCCTTTGTCTATAAGCATTTAATCTCCGTATCCGCCGGCGGTTTCTTCAATGTATTTTCTCAGTTCTGTGAATCCGCCAACGTGATTGTTGTTCACAAAAATCTGTGGAACTGTTCTTGCTGTGGGCACAGCTTCCAACAGGTCCTCTCGGGTGTATCCGTGCCCGATTTTCTTTTCCTCATATGCAATATTGCGTTGCTCCAATAGAGCTTTGGCTTGATCGCAGAAGGTGCAGTTGTCTTTGCTCCAGACTATGGCTGTCATTGTGTTCTCCTTACAAATTGGGTAGTTGGTCGTAGTCGAGGCTTTCGCTCATCACGCCAATAACATAGTTAGTTGATTCGTTCTCTTGCAGTGCAGTTTGTTTTTTACTTGTATCTGAATGCTTGTTGAACCAAGGAATGGGTGTGTTCCTGGGCGCCGGCGATTGATATTTGATACCAATGTCTTTGAGTGCGCCCACCGCTGTGTAATCTACAAAGTCCTTGAGGATGTTGGCATTGAGTCCAATCACCGGACCTTTGTTGAACAAGTAATCGGCCCAGGTCTTTTCTTCTCGGATCACATCTAAATACAGTTGATACACTTCGGCTTCACAATCAATCTTGGCTTCTGCAAATCTGGGATCTTCTTTGACCACTTGGTTTATCATGAATGCGGTCCATTCTTTGTGTAGCAGTTCATCCTGCAGGATCAAACTGATGATGTTACCATTGCCAATGAAGATCTTGTTCTCAACCATGGCTAGGCTTGTGGCAAATGACACCATGAAGCGGAATGCTTCCAGTGCATAACTGGCGTTGAGTGCCATCCAGATTGCTCGTATATGACTTTTTTCACTCACAGATCCTGGGTTGACCTCTTTGAAACAGTTCAACTCATGCAGTTTGTCGTAGTAGTCGCCCACGCTGGAAGCCATGTCCACGATCTCTTGAGTGTCATGGATGGTGTTGAACACTTCCTTGGGCACATTGTATATGTTGCGGATGATGTGGCTGTAGCTACGACTGTGGATATTGGTTTCAAAGAAACTCCAGTTATACATCAGGGCTTCCAGTTCAGGCAAACTAACACACGGTGTGAATACCTGTGCCGGGCCGCGACCTTGCAAACTGTCCAGGGCTGTTTGGCGCAGCAGGTTTGATGTAAAGATATGTTTCACTGCATCTGACGCATCCTTGAAGTCGTTGGCATCCTTGCTGAGACTGATCTCTTCAGGCACCCAAAAGAATCCACGAGCAGTTTGTTCTATCTTTTGTATCTTGTTGTATTTGACTTCTTCAAATCGTTGGATGGTGACAGGACCCGCAGGATCCAGAAACATCCTGCGATTGAGATAGTCTGTTTTTGTGGTTAGATTGTATTGTTGCTTACTCATTTTGTTTCCTTCAAAATCTGGTCTGTGTTTGTTGATCGAATCGAATCAATCAGTTGCAAATATTCATGTCGCTGTTGTTCAAGATTTTCACTGTATGTATGACCCTGCAAATAGGCCAACACTTGCTGTACTATATTTTGATTTGTGGTTAAATTCAATTCTTTCAGACGATCTGCAAATTTGTTTATGACATTTGCATCCACTGCATCCAAGCTCAAATAGTTTGGGTTTGACAATTTCAGAATCCTCAATGGAATCTGATATTTTTCACACCATTGTGCCAAGGGTATCAGAGTACGCACACTGAAGCATTGTAAAACATGATTCACGCTGAAATACACATTTGGCAAATTATACACTGACAGGATATTTTGCTCAACCTCGGCCCAATGAGATAAAAATCTAATTTGATTGTTGTGTTCTTCTATTCCTTCAAGACTCACACTCAACCAAACTCGACCAAATTTTTTAATTTTGTCCACGAATTTCTGATCCAGTTTTGTGGCATTGGTGGTAAAACTCACTGTTACTTCATTGGTGCAATCTATATCATCCAGCACATCCAGCACATGCGGAATAATTGTTGGTTCGCCGCCAGTGAATTTTATCCACTTGATCTGATCTCGAAACTTACCAAGGAACTGTTTAAAATCATCAGTCAGCGGCCATGAAAAATCTTTGTTTAAAAAATTCACTGAGTAGCCGGTCAGTGAATTGAATTGTGTAGCATTTGCTTTGTATTCGGTCAATAACTGACTGCTCGACGATGGGGTACACATGACACATTTTAAGTTGCACAGATTTCCAAGTTTGAGATCCAAGGCACATACACTACCCGTCGCTTGCCAATTTTTGTCAATCAAATCAGCATTGCGGAATGGAGCAAACTCAAGGTTGTAGATCTTTCTCAAACTTTGTTTTCCTACACTTTCATCTTTCCAACAGACGTCGCATTCTGGAATTTTTTCTCCTTGATACATGCGTTTTCTAATATCCCGAAGATAGTCTGAATTGATCCAAGAATCAAAATCTCTGAAATCAGTGTCTGACGTTCCCGACCAGTCGCAACAAGGGGCCAATTTGCCAGAACTGGTGACACAGGTACTGACCCAAGGAGCCAAACAAAAAGTTGTTGAGTTCATTTTTGACATATTATATTTCTGTAACAACTCCGTTTACTCGTATACCAGCGTCGGAGTTATATCTAGTGTAAAAATCCATGCATTCATCATCTTGACGCTTGCCTTGTTGTTTGGCTTGTTCATCTCTCCATATGTAAGCCCCTGTGCCTATTTCTATACTCATGAGTCCGGCATCAATGGCCTCTTGTCGATATGTATCGGCCCGGGCTCTGGCTTGATGAAATCGTTGTTGTTCACTTTGAGTTTGCCGACTCAGCCATGCCTCAAACGGAATAGGATCTATTCCGGGAGTTGTTTCCACTACAAAAGTTTCTTTTACTGGCATTTAAAGTTTACATGATTCACAGTCTTCTGCATCATCAAAATCAATGGGCATGAGTGGTGCATCTTCTGCGACCTCTTTGCTGCCTTGCTTGTTGATCAGACTGTAGTAGAAAGTTTTCAATCCCCACATGTGTGCCTGCATCAAATTCTTGGCTATCAATGTGGTGGGAATCTTGCGATCTGCAAAGTGTGCAGGATTATAGAATGTGTTGGTGCTTATTGATTGATCCACATAGGCCGCAATCACTGCCGCGGTCTTGAGATATCCTTCACAGTCTTTTTGTTCCCACATCATCTGATACTTGTTCTTTAGTTTATGATACTCGGGCACCACTTGCACGAAACTGCCGGCTTTGCTTTCTTTTACTGAGATCAAGCTCATGGGCATTTCAATGCCGTTGGTTGAGTTGATCACTACTGAACTTGATTCCACCGGAGCCACTGCCATCTGTGTGGCATTACGAACACCGTGAGTTTTCATGTTGGTGCGTAAGATTTCCCAATCCAGTTCAGGAGCAAAATCGGCGAGTTCATTCACTCCTGTTGCTCGCAGTTCCCACGGAAACACTCCTTGGCCATAGCGGGTGTGTTTGCTGCCTAAACAAGCGCCGCGTTCTTGTGCCAGTTCCACCGATGCTTCTGTGAGATAGAACGCCATGTGTTCCATCCATGATTTGACTTCGGCTAGTGCATCCTTCTCCCCGTAACGCAGGCCTCTTTTGGCGTGCCAGTAGGCCAGGTTTGTGATGCCGATTCCCAGTGGTCGGATTTCATCGTTGGACAGTTGTGATTGGATGGATAAGAAGTCTTGGTAATCAAGAATGTTATTGAGACTGCGGTGCAGAATGCGGGCAGCACGACGAATATCTTCTGGATTACGGAAGGCTCCCCAGTTGAGACTTCCCAGTGTGCAAAGTGCGATGCGACCATCAGGATCATCCAGCCGCTTAAAGGAACGAGTAGGTAAAAGTATTTCACAGCAT